CCCTGAAAAATGCCATGAACGAGTTACTAACCCCTAAAACAAAGAAAAATGGAAACAACGACAATCAATAAGTCCTTGACGGAAGCCCTTTCTTCCACGGGTTTCGTGAAGATAGAGGCATCCCGTAAGGAAAGCGAGCCATTCCAGCATATAGATGCCTACATATACGATGCCGGTACCCGTATCGGCTATGCTTCCGTAGACCGGGGGAAAAGGCTCTCTTTCTTCCAAGAATCCCCGGACAGCCTTACCGGAGAGGAATGGATAAGCGCGTATACGAAGGTGCAAAACGCTTTCGACAGGATATTTAACGAGACGGTAACCCTATAAGCAATCTTGATCCCATGGCATATACTCTCGAAGAAATTAAAGAACTGGTCGAGACTTTAACCCCGATCGTAAAGAACGCTATAGAGGCGGGTTCCCTTAGCGTAGAGGATCTCCGTGTAGCGGAGAGCATGGATTTCGTAAACTCTTTGCCGGCCTTGGAGGAGAAAGGTCTTAACGTCTCTTACGTGAAGGTCCGGCTGAAAGACTTGCTCGGTAAATTGGACGGGGATTATGCCAAGGAGCTGGAGGCGATCAAGAAATTGCTGGAGAAGAAGGTGGATAACGGCTACTCGAAAGACGGTAATCTGTATCTTACCTCCGGGGGCATTGTCGTATCGGACGCTATCCCGGTAGGCTCCGGAAGCGGGGGCGGCGGCGGGGCTAGCTCGCTGGGCGAGCTTACCAACGTGGATGAGATCGTAGACCAAGATCCGGACGAGTCCCGTGTGCTGGTGCAAGAGGCCGGTAGCTCGCTCTGGACGGTGAAGAACCTCTCCGAGATCGGAGGAGGAAGTGGTGGTGGCGGCGTGACCATGAAACTCGTGAGTGTCACCGATACGCTCATCACCACGGTAGAGGGGGCCGCCGTCACCGTGGGATACAATTTCACGAGCGTCTATCAGGATGACGGTTCCGAGACCGGGCCGGGAACGGCCACTTACACCGTGAACAGCCAGAAGGTGGGCATGGTATCCATCTCGCAGGGCAATAATTATTTCGATCCGACGGAACACTTGATCACCGGCTCCAACACGGTAAGGGTAACCGTGAAGGATAGCACGGGATCGTCACGTTCCCTATCCTATACGATCGAGGTGATATCCATGTCCATATCCTCCTCCATAGACCCGGCGCTCGTCTATTCCGGGGAGATCGTGTATCGCTATACGCCCGTGGGGGCCATCAACAAGACGGTGCATTTTGTACTGGACGGGAAGGAGTTGGGAACGGTGGAGACCAGCGCCTCGAACCGGCAATTGACCTACGTGATCCCTAGGCAGGCGCATGGGGCGCACTCGCTCCAAGTCTACATGACGGCCCTTATCAACGAGGTGCTGATCCGGAGCAACACGCTTACCAACGACCTTATCTGTATCGTGGAGGGGGATAACACGCCTATCGTGGCCTCTTCTTTCGCCCAGACCGCCGCGCGGCAATACGACCGGCTCACGATCCCCTTCGTGGTCTATACGCCGGACTCCTCGCTATCGGAGGTTACGCTATCGGCGAACAACGCCACGGTATCCACGCAGAGCGTAGACCGCACCTTGCACGAGTGGAATTACCGTATTCCCCAGTCGGGAGATCTCTCCCTGAAGATATCCAGCGGGTCGGCCTCCCGGACCTTTACGCTCACCGTATCCCCCGCCGAGGTGATCGTGGAGCCGGAGAAGGCGAACCTGCAACTCTGGCTGACCTCGCAGAACCGGAGCAATAATGACAATAACCGTAACGAGTGGAAATACGGGGATATATCCGCGGATCTGACCGGCTTCAACTTCAAGACGAACGGCTGGATCTCGGAACGGGATAGCACCTCCCTCCGTGTGTCGGGTGACGCCCGTGTGCGTATCCCGCTGAAGATATTCAAGGATGATTTCCGGGCCACGGGTAAGACCATCGAGTTCGAGTTCTCCACCCGCGACGTGACCGATTACGAGGCTATCGCTATCGAGTGCGTGAACGGGGGGATCGGCCTTCAGATATCTTCCCAGAAAGCGGTGTTCTCGTCCGAGCAGACCACGATCGACACCCGGTTCAAGGAGGAGGAGAGGGTTCGCATCTCCTTCGTGGTTGAGAAACGCACGCTAAACCGTTTGATATACATCTATATCAACGGCATCATGTCCGGGGCGGCGCAATATCCGTCGGAGGATAATTTCCAGCAGAAGGTTCCGCAGGATATCGTGATCGGTAGCGAGGGCTGTACGATCGACCTGTATAACATCCGTGTCTACGATAACGACTTGAACCAATACCAGATGCTCGATAACTTCATAGGCGATCTGGACGATTACGACAAGGCGCTGGCTATCTACAACCGGAACCAAGTATATAATGATTATGGGGATATCACCTATCAAAAGGTGTTGGAGCGATTGCCTTGCTTGATCTTCGAGGGGCCGTTGCCTACTTATAAAGGCGATAAGAAAACGAACAAGGTCTATTTTACGGACTTGCAAGAACCCGGGCGATCTTTCTCTTGCGAGAACGTCCAGAATGACGTGCAAGGTACCTCCTCCCAATATTATCCGAGGAAGAACTGGAAGTTCAAGTTCAAGGCCGATATCACCTACACGGAGAGCGGAAGGACATCGCCCACATACGCATTACGGGCGGATAGTATCCCCGTGAACGCCTTTTGCGTGAAAGCGGATTTCGCCGAGTCTTCCGGTACGCACAACACGGGTATGGCCAAGGTCATCAATTCCCTATTGATAGAGATGGGGCTTACCACCCCGCCCCAAAAGACAGACAAGGAGGTCCGCACCACGGTAGACGGCTACCCGATAGCCATCTTCCACCGTGAGACGGCCAGTGATACGCTCGAGTTCGTGGGTAAGTATAATTTCAACAACGACAAGTCCACCGCCGAGACCTTTGGGTTTTCTGATGGTGATGAGAGCTGGGAATTCTCGAACAACACCTCCGATCGTTGCCTCTTCAAGTCCGCCGATTTCTCCGGGACGGACTGGATGAACGATTTCGAGTCCCGTTATCCGGACGATGACGCTATCAACGCCGAGTACGAGGCGGGCACCCGCAAGCCGGAGAAGCTCATGGCCGTTACCTCATGGGTCGTATCCACCAAGGATAACTTGGATAAATTCAAGAACGAGGTTCGGAATCATTTCAACCTTGATAACTTGATCGCCTACTACCTTATCACCGAGTTGTTCGGTATGGTGGACCAGCGGGCGAAGAACATGTTCCTTACCTATTTCCACGAGGAGGGGAAATGGATCTTTATCTTCTATGATAACGACACCTGTTTCGGCCTGAATAACGAGGGCTTGATCGCTTTCGGATACAATATAGAATATCACGACAAGATAGGTACGCTAAACGTCTGGAACGGTGAGAGTAGCGTGTTGTGGAACAACCTTGAGAAATGTTTCCCTTCCGAGATCGAGGCGATGTACAAGGATATCCGTACCCGTGGATTGCTCTCGTACGACTTGATCATGTCCGTGTTGAACGGCGAGCAATCGGACAAATGGTGCGAGGCGATCTACAACGCCGACGGCCGTTTCAAGTATATCGACCCGCTGATAGAGGAGGGCAACGGGTCTTACCTGTACGCCGCCCAAGGCTCCCGTATCGAGAACCGTAAGTGGTGGACGTATAACCGCTTCCTTTATATAGACAGTAAGTATACGGCGGGCAGTTTCCTCTCGGATTTCGCGACCTTGCGTCTCTATACGCCCCGGGAATGGACGGGCGTGTCCCCGTCGGCCAACATGACGATCATCCCGTACGCCGATCAGTATACCCGTGTAAAGTACGGTTCCTACATGGTGGGGCAACGTACCTACAAGGACGTGCCGGTATTGATCGAGGCCCCCGACATCGTGTTTAATGACACCGAGACGATCATCTATGGTGCGAGCCGGGTAAAGTCACTGGGGGATATGTCGGGGTTGTACGCCGGTACGATCGACGTATCCAAGGCTACCCGCCTCTCTGAGTTGTTGATCGGTAGCGGCGTGTCGGGCTATCAGAACACGAACCTTACCGTGCTCTCGATCGGAACGAACAACATGCTCCGCAAGCTGGACATCCGTAACTGCCCGAACTTGAGGCAGGCGGTGGATATCTCCGGATGCGAGAACATGGAGGAGGTCTACGCCCAAGGCACGTCCATCACCTCCGTGGTGTTGCCTGCCGCCGGTATCCTCTCCAAGCTGTATCTCCCGGCTACCCTCACGGGCTTAACCCTCCGTAATCAATCCAAGCTTACGGACGCTTATTTCGATATAGCCGGGGTTACGAAACTGACTACGATCGTTTGCGAGGATACGGGGATAAACGTTCTTTACCTTGTGGAGCGCTGCTTAGGTATGAAGAATCCCGTGCTGAACCGTGTGCGCCTAATCAACATCAATGCCAATGCGAACAACTTGAATGATGTGTATAAATTGATCAAGGTGGGTGGTATCGATGAGAACGGGAACAATCTGACTAAGGCCGTAGTTACCGGCAAACTGCATGTCATTACCGCAACGGAGGATAAGCTAGCGAAATGCCGGGATGCCTTCCCGGAGTTGGTTATCACTTACACTAATCTTTTACCTCCCACGATTACGACCTTCGTGTTCCGTTCCTCCCAAGCAAAATCGATCACTAATGCTACGTTTGAATGTGACTTTGACTTCGAGAAAGTAAATGAGTACACCTACAAGGTCACGGCGGACGATGATAACGTGATCGACTTCAACTTCAAATGTGATAACCACCAAGACCTGTCGGATTCCTATCTGGTTGCCGGTACCCGTACGCAAACCTATACCATTACCTATATCCCGCTGCGCACGATCCGGGTAAAGGTATACGGGCAAAGCGTCTATCCTTCCGGCGCTTCCGTCATCATCGGCGATAAGCGATATGTAACGGACACTAACGGATATGTCTACATCCGGGGTGGGGAGGCTGTTTCCGGGACTGTGGAAGCTACGGGATATTCTCCGAATACATTCTCTTTTTCGGCGATAACCAATGATACCACCAATACGGTGGAGGTCTATGCGGCTGTTAGCGTAAAATTCGTAGTGGTGGATAAATTGGATACCTCTCTGTATATAGAGGGGGCTACGGTTGTTTGCGGAGGGAAGAGTGGCACCACGAACCGTTACGGAGAGTGTACGTTGCTTTTGTCCAAAGGTACCTTGGATTATTCGGTTACAGATCCAGATTATTACGAGTATAAAGGACAGGTGACAGTAGGCACATCCGCTATGACTGTCAATGTTCAAATGAACTTAAACCCTGAGAGAATAAAGCCGGAAGAGAATGGAAACATCCAGATGATGTTTACAGGAACGTCTTGCTCCATTAGTGTCTCTTCTCCTACCGCTAATTACGTTATTGATTGGGGTGACGATACGACAGAAAATGCTTCCGGTACGGGATACAAGTCCTATAGCCACACCTATGGGAATAGCGGGTTTCACCAGATGGAGGTAAGGGATTGCAGGGACATCACGTCTTGTAGGGGCTCTAGTTCTAACTTGATAGCCTATTGGAGCATTGGGGACAGTAAGATTTCTAATATTACTTTCAGTGGATGCTCTAAGTTAATTTACTTCGGAAAGGATGTGTTTAAGAATGATACGGATAGAACTGATGCTTCAAGCTTGCTGTATGGCTGCTCCAGCCTAACCTCCGTGGACTTGACCCCGCTGGCATCGTGGGTGAATGTTACGAGTTGCATCTCCTTGCTGTATAACTGCTCCAGCCTAACCTCCGTGGACTTGACCCCGCTGACATCGTGGGTGAATGTTAGGAGTTGCGACTACTTGCTGTCTGGCTGCACCAGCCTAACCTCCGTGGACTTGACTCCGCTGGCATCGTGGGTGAATGTTACGAATTGCGACTACTCGCTGTCTGTCTGCACCAAGCTAACCTCCGTGGACTTGACCCCGCTAGCATCGTGGGTGAATGTTACGAGTTGCAACTCCTTGCTGTATAACTGCACCAGCCTAACCTCCGTGGACTTGACTCCGCTGGCATC